GAAATAAACACTATGGAAAACGTAAGTTCAGGCTTCCTTACTGAAGAATGGGGTGACGATGCAATTGATAGAAGCAAAATAGGAGAAGCATCAACTCCAAGTTTAATTTCATTAGCGGCTTCAGGCAACTTGAACGACGAAGATACCGCATTTGTCAGAGAAGAAATTGCTAAACGTGTAGCGGTCAGTGCTGAAGTTACTTCCGAACCTGAAGCTTATTCGTTTCCTGAACAAAAAGACGTAGAACAGCCCGACATATTAAACAACATTTTTAAGGAAGACGCTGTTAGCTCTAAACCAAATATTACAAAACGTGATTCGTTCTTTGAAAGTAGTACCGCGGCTGAAGAACTTGAGCAAGAGGCTAAGATTGAAGCTGAAATATTAAAAATGGCTAGCGAGTCTGCTAAGGAATTTACCAATAATAATTTCAGTGATACATCGTCTAAGAAAACACTTTGGGACACTGCATCATCTAAGAAAACACTTTGGGAAGATACGCCAAAGTCAGCTAATGAAGCACCTAAAGTTGAAATGCTTGATCAGTCTGCTATGAATCCTTCTAGTTGGTTTGAAGATACTGGAGACACTGAAGACAATGTTAAAACTAGTTCTATAATGTCAATGATGCCTGATCCGCTTGGTATTAGCGAAATGTTGTTTGGTGGCGATACTAGTTCTATAATGTCAATGATGCCTGATCCACTTGGTCTAAAGGAAATGTTTGATCAGTCTGCTATGAATCCTTCTAGTTGGTTTGAAGATACTGAAGACAATGTTGAAACCAGTTCTATAATGTCAATGATGCCTGATCCACTTGGCCTAAAGGAAATGTTTAGTGGTGATACTAGTTCTATAATGTCAATGATGCCTGATCCACTTGGCCTAAAGGAAATGTTTGGTGGTGATAGCGAAACTGGAGACTCAGGCGGAGTCATAACTAAGATTGGTGATTTAGTTAAAAACAATCCTAAACAGTTAACTACTAATATTAGTGAGATGTTTGGTTTAGGTGAAGGCTCGACTGAAATGGTTGGTAGCGCTGTTGATACTGTAAGTAACTTCTTTTCAGATGATGATGAAATTAGTAAAAACGCTCCGGTCGAACTTACTAGTAAAATCAGCAAGATGTTTGGATTAGGCGAAGGTTCAACTGAAATGCTAGGCGGTTTTATTAGTAATTTGTTCCCAGGAGATATGGTATCACCCAACTTGGAGTCTGATAAACCAGTTTCAACATTAAGGGATGCGCAGATTGCTAATAATCAACTAAGTGATATGGATAAACAGTCAGGAACTGATGCTGTAGTTTCAGCAATCAATACAAGTGCGGTTAATAATACTTCATCGAATAATACAACTATTGTGAATAACAATAACCGTGGAATTGATGATTTAATTAGATCAATGGCATATAGTCCCGCATACTAAAAAGGGGATCTTAACGATCCCCTCCTTTATTCATTTAAACTGTTTAGCTGTTTGCTAATTGCTCAAAGTAACTCAATGAGTCATCTTCTTCAGTACTAGTAGGAGTATCGTCAACTGCTATCTTTTCAGATTTAGCAGGTGCTTCTTTCCTTACCGGTGCTTCAGCTTTAGTATCAAGGTCGACACGTTCTGCGGTAGTCATTGGACGAGATTCACCAAGAACACGCATTAACTTAGTCTTCAATTCGTCATAAGTTTTATAGTTCTTAGGATCAGTATATACCGATAATGGTTTAATCTGAGCATATAGTTCTTCTAACTTATCGTCATCACCCGCCATGAACTGTGAAGCACCTGCGAACTCAGACTTATCATAATTGACCCAACCTTCAACTTTACGAATCTTAATCTTAAAGTCAGCACCTTCCCAAAAGTCATAAGGATTAACTGGCGTCTCATCATCAAACTGTGGTTGCATAACATCCATAATTTTATCAAAGATCTTCTTACCAAATTTATATTGAAAGATTTGACCATCATTAGCAGGATTAGCAGGATCGCTTACTACGTAGATGTTAGAAACATAATGCAGGCGACGTTTGCGATCACGAGCAGTTTGTTTATCTTCATCAAGACCACTTGACCAAAGTTCGCTGTTCATTTCAGAAACAGGATCTTCACCGCCAATTGAAGTTAATGAGTTTTCAATATACCAAAGACCAGTTGGACCTTGGAAACCGTGATCCCAGTATTTTACCCATGGAAGATCATCACCTTCAGCAGGTGGTAGGAAACGGATAACGGCATAACCATTACCGGCTTTATCACGAGTTGGCTTCCATAAACCATCATCACGATTTTTAGAATTGTTTGCGCCTGATGCTGCTTCGGCTGCTTTTACTAAGGCATCAATACCTTTAGAACGAGTTTGCTTTAATTTTGCGAATGACATATGTACTTCTCCGGTGTATATTTTTGTATATCTGTATGATTCAAAAACTTTTAATAATAAAACATTATTGTGTAAACGTATCTAATATAATTTTTTTAGTTACACCCAAATCTACTTCTAGGAATGGGTCATAATTATATATAAGATCTTTAACGTCGGGCCACACAATTGTATCGTTTATTTCTTTATCGACACGACCGACGAACTTAGTTAACTTATTTAATATAACGAGTGTTTCTAAGCAAATCTCACCTCCTAAGTACTTCTGTATAACTAATGGATAAGGCTCAGAATACTTTACAATTTCATCAAAGGCTTCAACATCAAATTGAAACTTCTCCAAATCAGACTTAAAAGTATAACCTAACGACTGACTAATACGTTGCCAATTTTTGTAAGTATCTTCATTGGTAATCATATCACCAACCCAATTGTTTCCTTTAGCAAAATGGGCAACGTAATAATCCAATAAAGATTTAGTATCATCAAACCTACGTGCCAACTTACCAAAGAAATACTTATCACGTCTTTTGTAATAAGACTTTGGGTTGGCACTAGTTTTGAACTTATACTTATTAGCATCGTAATCACTGGTGAAATGTAATCGCATTGCGTTGTACAGATAATAGCAGTGATACGGATCTAATGACATACTTGGTTCCTTAATTGAGTAGCTATTATAACAAACAAATGATCGGATGTCAACAACTTTATACTGGTAATCTGCTATTACTATCAGATTTAATATAATTAAACTCGACAGCTTCAGCTTCAATTTTTGACTTCAATGGAGTGCTAATTAAACGTGATGCATCCATTGTGTCAATGCTGTTATCTTCACAGATTTTTAATACTGATTCGATATAGCCAGCATTAGTATTGTGTACCATGTTTTCAACCATCATAGCAAACTTCATCGACGTTATGAAATCAGTTTCTTCAGAAATCATTGGCAATCTCAACTAAACTAAACTTCAAAACGTTTTCAATAATAAAGGAACGCCAACCTTGTGCTTCAACATCATAACACTTAACTGCACTATGAGTTTCACTTGTTAATGCAATTCCTTCTTCAGGAATATCGTACCCAGGAATTTTGTTTGCATCAGTGGTGCATCGCATTTTCCGAAATTCACCATTCTTTTTGGTAAATTCAACTACACATGTATTATTGCGAAGCGATTCTAATACATAACTCATATCATCAACTTTATTCACCTGACTTCCCCTTTTCACTAATATAACCATTAACTACTAGCTTTTTATAAATGTCTAGTAATTGCTTTGGCGTAACTTCGTCACCATAACGCCATTTCTCTGGGTCACGACACAGCCTTAAGAAGCTAGCATAGTTAAGAGGTTTTACCAACTTATCCGCTTCATTGTAAACATCTTTTGCTCTTTGTAAATATTGAGCGCCATCAAGCATTTCTTCGATGGCATGCTGACACCATTTATCAAATGCTAAATCATTACGATCAATAGAAACCCCATACTTATCAAGGCCAACTGCTGACCTATCACGTAACATCGTTACGATTTTTTCAGTTGTACTCATGTTACCACTCCACGTTTAACGTATTCATCTTCTCACGACTTTTAAGTACCTGCTTCTTCACCTTACTTTCCATGCGTCTTTCAGCATTTACTTTCTTTACACACTTTGCGATTAATTTTAAACGTTTTGCTTTTGTCATAATTTATTCCTTAGCCCAATCCATAGATCTATTATACAATAGTTGGCAGTCGATGTCAATAGTTATTTGACACCTAATATGTTATATCTTGAGTTTTTATTCATAGATATAAACCATTCTTCAAAAGTCAAATCAGGTTTTGCCATCCGTTGAAATAACAAAGCAGAGAATGACATATCTTTTACTTGCAGCGCGAATGCTTTGCGGTCAGGCAATAAAGATTTTTGCTCAGACCAAACCATGTTAGTCTCAGTTTCCATAAT